CGTAGTTATGGGGAGGCGCACCTCACCAAGTTCCTACGATTGAAGTAAGTTTCTGGTAAACGTCCTGATAGCTGTCAGGACGTTTTTTGTTGTATGGAAAAACCCGCTGGAAGTAGAGAGCCAGCGGGTTTTTCTGTTCTGCTTTATTTCCCTTATAGAGCATGCCTGACGTGTGATTAGACATGCTGTTGAGTGAAATAAAGTACCTTAACAACGCAACACAAAATTGAGATTAAGCTGACATCAGAAGCTGAAGTCTTTTAATCATCCGGAGAAATAAATGGATTAGTCTTGACGGAGATGATTGAAAGATGGGCGAGGGAGATTGTAGACAAATTCTTAGTAGATGTTACTTTGGCTTTATATAAGAATAAATAAGCAGCCAGCGGTGGATGCGTGTCCACCTATGTAGTGTTAATTTTATACCTAAAAACTAACATTTTTCGTCTTACTTTTACTCGCGTAATTGAAATCGAAATGCCAACGCATCCACCGCTGGCTGCTTAAAAAAACAATGAAAAAGGAGAAAAAATGAAAAAACTTAATATTGAAACTATCAAAACTATCGTAATCACTATCTTGATCACAGCTATCATCGCTTTTATTGGCGGAATACAATATCAAAAGCATCAGACTGAACAAGTGAAAACTGAAGCGGCGACAATCGTCAAGAATGTCAAAGTTGAAGTGTCAAAACAGTAGCGATGACGAAGCGGCAGTCATCGCTCAAGGAAACAGCCGCACCAAAGGTTGAAGCCTCGCCTACACCTCAAAAACCTGCTGTGGAGGCAGGGCGTGTAGGCGGCTGCGACAGGTTTCAACCTTTACTTGAAAAATACGATTGGGACGTACGAATCATGAAAGCTATTATGCAGGCTGAAAGTTCGTGTAACGAAAATGCTACAGGCGATACAAACCTGATATTTACACAAAACGGTCGAACATACGGCTATTCAGTTTCTCTATTCCAAGTAAGGATTTTACCTGGACGAGAAAATTGCGATTCGCACAACCCAGAAATAAATATTGACTGTGCTTATCGCGTGTGGAAATCACAAGGATATAAAGCTTGGTCGGTGTATACGAATGGTAAATATTTGCGTTATGCGCAGGAGGGTTGATAAATGGATGATCCATTCACAATTTGGGTACAAGATCTTGTGCCAGGAATGACTGCTCGAACCATCATAAAAGATGAGCAGCGCGTCATCGAATTTGATTTGATGGGCCATGCGAAAGCTGTAGTTGGTGTTGGGAGACATAGCAATGGCAAAAAATGGGCTACAATCTACGAACACGAAGCTGAGAATGATTTGCAAGAAATGGTCCTGCTACAATCAATCTTCTATCACTACAAAGTACATGGCTTTGATTGTGGGTATTCGTTTGCCGGTACGACAAAACTAAAAGGTATTCTGTATCGTATTGGGATTAGAGAAAGAGAGGAATATAAAAGTGTTTATGATTTGGAAAAAAATAAAACTACTGTTTAAGCCAGAAGATTCTTTTTCTGACACCAAAGACGTATTTCAGAGTAAACTGTTTAATCGTCGTATTTATTTTGTTCAGTGGGTTGACTATAAAGGTCGTGTGCGGAGAATTCATTGTCAAAACCGCCGAGCGGCCCGGTTGGTGAAGAAGTCTCATAAACGACATCATGCCGAAATTATAGAAATCGTACTGGATAGGGGCTATATCTTAAGAGAGAGGATTGTGCATTAAAAATGGATAACAATAAAGATTTTGCTTATAAAATAGGGTATCTTGCAGCGGGTGTTTTAGCAATCTTGGCGACGTTGGTGCTCACGGTGCTGGTTGTAGCTGCTATTAAATTATTAATTTGGATTATTGGCTTATAGATATTGAGAAAAAACATGTACACGCTAATTTGGATAATATTTACAGTTTTCATCTTGATTCTTGTAGCTATCTCAGAACACGAAATAGCTAAACAAGACGAAGAATGGATGAAAGAGGAGAGCAAGCAATGGAAAAAGAAGTAACACCTAATTACGAAGATGATTATCAGTCATTAGATGAAATGAGTACTATCGACTTACTAGAGATGAGGGAGGGCGCATTAGAAGAATTAAACGAACGAGAACATATTATTCACCGAATTAATCAAATACTAGACAGTCGCATAAACGGTGAGCGACCTAAGTTATTTTAAGGAGTAGGTATGAGGCGTTATAAACTGTTAAAAGACACGCCAACAATCAAAGCTGGAACTATATTTGAAGAAGTCGTTAGTGATTTTGATGGATTAAAAGAATTAATCAGAATTACCCCAATCGGAGCCAGAACCAATCCTCAATGGACTATTGATGATATAGATAACTTTGACGAGTGGTTTGAGGAAGTAAAAGAGTTAGCAAACAGTATTCACTGGAAGCCTAGAATTGGCGATAGATGTTTTATTCTTGAGAACGCCAATATAAGACCAACAGTTTATGATGGAATGCTACGTGATTACAATGCTTGGCGTACTGGCAAAATATTCCGCACTGAAGAAGAATGCGAAAAAGCCCGCGACCGTGAATTAGCCGAAGTCAGACTACGCCGAACCTCAACATTTAAGCCAGGTTTCGAGAATGGTAACGGTGGCTGGATTGTTGAGTATGATTACGTAAAACATCGTCTCGCAGCATGGAGATATCCTTTTGAAAACAGTGGAGAACCTGTACGCTACGAAACCAAAGAAGACGCTCTAAAATCCATCAAAGAAAACCGAGAAGACTGGTTGATTTATTTTGGAATTAAGGAGAAAGAATGAAAGAATTTAATATTCCAGTAAAAATAACCTTAGACTGTTCCTTGTCAGTGCAAGCCAATAATCAAGATGAGGCTTACGAGGTTGCTGACGATACTATGTATTGGGCATATCAGAATGGTGCGCCAGAGCAACACAAGGACTTGTCTATCCTAGATTGCGAGATAGCAGTGGATGGCGAGGCTATAGATTTAGATGAGTATAGAGACCCGTCTGATACAGATAAAAGCTAAATTAAACTAATTAGAAAGGAGAAACCATGCGCAATAAAAAGAAATTGGGAGAGATCACAGTTACACTGTATGAGACTGATGATGGCTATAAAACTGAGACTAGATTTTCTAATGATATACGCATCAATATCTCTGGGGTGCGTGCACTGGTCAAAACTTTACACACTCTCGAAAAGACTATAGCTAAACAAGTATTTAGCTCTGTGGTTGATGAAGACGATGACTTGTTGAAGTCAATTTTCCTCGATGATTAGTAATTGCGCAATCGGGTACAATTTGTACTCGATTAAAAGAACATTAATAATTCAACCGCATAACTGGACAGATGATATGCACAACTCCTTTCAGGTAGCGCGCCACCGGCGCGTCATCTAAAAATCGTGAAACGTTGTGAGCCGGCTCATATAACCGCAGTGCAGCGTGTATCATCTGTTCAACTGGTAGCACAATAAATAACTTTGCCACAGAGTTCTAGTGAACCTTATGGATGAGGCGTAGTCCGAAAAGTTACGCTCGGTGTCTAAAGACACACCATTTGTGCTATCAACTGGCAACACCAACTAAATTAACAAACATGTTAATGCTATACACCTGGTGTTGTCAACTGGCTATATAAGTGGCGGAATAGGTAGACGCTCATAAGCAGCAGGTTAAGGGTTCATGGATGATAGCCGACTCAAAGAAACCAAAAGTGCCGTATGAAAAATAGCGCAGCTGCTCGGAAATTGTGATGTGACTTTACGAAACCTAATTCCCTCACATTCGAGGAAATTAAAACTCGGCAAATCATCACCTTATATAGCCAACCAGTTATGTGGTTGAGTAGGTTTTTAAGGACAACAAATGAATATAACACACTACGATTTATTCGCAGGTATAGGCGGCTTTTCGCTAGCGCTGGAGGAGGTATTTAATGAAGCAAAAATTAACCATATCTTCTGCGAATGGGCAGAATTTCCCGCCGCAGTGCTTAAAAAACACTGGCCGGACGGGATATTCTATGGCGACATCGCCGACCTTATTGCCAACACCAACAGCCAGAGACACAAGAGTAGTGTCGCCAAAACAGAAGCCGCGAGACGATCTAACTTGTGCAGTAGAGCTAGGAGAGACGAAAACGAAACGCTCACTATACTCACAGGAGGCTTCCCCTGTCAGCCATTCAGTCATGCGGGACGAAGAAAAGGCACGGCAGATGGTCGCTACCAGTGGCCGAACATGTTTCGAGTCATACAAAACGTCAAGCCAGACATGGTACTCGAGCAGGTGTGCGTTGACTTGGAAAGCGAAGGCTACGAAGTCCAACCGTTTATTATTCCAGCTTGTGCCGTCAACGCCCCGCATCGCAGGGACAGGATCTGGATTATTGCTCACACCGACAACAAGAGAAACCGAGCAGGATTTAGAGAAATTCAAGGCGAGGATGTCGAAGTATCGAAACGGAACGACAATGCCAAACCTTGCTACCCAGATTGGTGCAGAGACTGGCGAGAAGTTGCGGCTGCAACCTGCAATGCCCGAATGGATGATGGGTTTTCCAGAGAAGTGGACGGAATTTCCTACAGCTTCGCCAAATGGCGGAACGAATCAATCAAAGCCTATGGAAACGCAATAGTGCCGCAGGTGGCGATGGAAATATTTAGGGCAATTAAGATGACGGTTGAATTAAACTACACGATTTCGTGTAAATAAGGAGGATTATAATGGCATTGAAAAATTATACAACGAGCATATCGGTCGAAAAAACACTGAGCGAGATTCAAGGCAAGCTCGCCTATGTTGGCGCAAAGCGTATTATGACCGAGTACGACGATACAGGCAATGTTGTCGCTCTTAGCTTTCAATTGGAGCTCAATGGTCAACAATTGGCATTTAGCCTACCTACCGACTGGCGGCCGGTTGCTCAAGTGTTAGAGCGCCAGCGTGCTGTACCAAAAAGTCGCCTTGAAGAACAGGCGCGTCGTACAGCCTGGCGTATTACTAAAGATTGGGTAGATGCTCAAGTGGCTATCATAGAAACGAAGATGGTGACGACGACGCAAGTATTTTTGCCATATACAGTCACTAGCTCAGGTAAGAGTTTATATCATAAATTTTTGGAAGATGGACATCTGATGATTGGAAGCGGTGATGTTAACTAAACCACCATTTTACTTTAATTTGAAAAATGAATGTAAAGTAAATTGTTAATTTTGTGGATAAGAAGGGAGATGTCAATGAGAATATCAGATATTTCAGATAATGACCTTGTTTTTCTAAGGTCAGATGGAACTCCATCAGAAAATGCTATTTATACTCAAGAAAACAAAGATGGTGAGATTATGTTTTTTGAACTATTAGGACAGTCAAAACTTAACGGTATAAAGCTAACTATAGACGGCAAAGAGCCTTATCGCAGGCTACTTATTCGTCGAGTTTATCCAGCTATCAAAAATCAACCAACGATCAACGAAAATAACAGAGGTGAGAATGATGGAAAAGAGTGAGCAATCAACCAATCTAGAAAGCTTAATCGCTCTTTTTGTGTTAATGATTTTTGGCTTAATGCTTGGTTTGAGTATGAGTATTAGTGGTAACGAACTTAATAGTCAGATTGAATTGTCGGCTCGTTGCAGGTCTCTTGGTGGAGAAATGGGCAATGGTAAATGTTTTAAGAATGGGAAGGAAATCTAATGCGTGAAATAAAGTTTAGAGTCTGGGATAACGTAGAAAAGGCTTATCTTAACGAAAAAGACATAGCTATAGACAGTCTGGGCAATATATTTATAATTGAGGGATACGATCACAATGACTCCGAGCTATGGTATGCGCGAATTTTACCAGACCCAGACAACAAGCGGCATGTTATCGAGCAATGCACAGGGCTAAAAGACAAGAATGGCAGAGAGATTTACCAGGGCGATATCGTTTCGGTTAGAGACAGTCCAGTAGCTATTGAAGATGAGAAAGGTGTCTGCTTTGTTGATTGGAGTTCAGTTTTGGCGGGATTTCTTCTAAAAGGAAGCGACGCATATAAGTTCGATGAGCAGTCACTAAGTGATTTAAAGCTCATAGTCATCGGCAATATTCATGAGGACTATGAGTTGCTGGAGGAAAAACAATCATGACCATAATAATCGCGGTAATTTTCGCAATCGTAATACTAACAGCCCTAATCGTGCCAGCAATCGAGGACGAGATCGAGTATCGAGAGTGGCGAGATAAATCGAAAAATAGGAGGAAATAATGGGCAAAATCGAACTTAAAGAGTCGGCGTTTCGGCAGTCTTTTGACGGGCTTGCCGTCGGCGATAAAGTGTATTTCAGCTATCAAGATAAAAGAAAGAGTAATCCTGACAGATATGGGCTTGGCACTGTTCTCGCCGGTGGAATATTCGAAAAACAATACAACATGTACCTCTTTGGGATTTTTGTGATACCTAAAACTCGAAAAGTAACCAAGGTGCTAATTGAGTTTAAGGATGGACAAAACACCGAGTATTTCCTGAGAGAGCCGATCGAATGTTTCAAGGTAGTTGATAATGAAACGTAAAATCAAAGGACGCAACTACAAAACGCCGACGCCAAAAGTCTACAGACTAAAAGAGCGCCGCACAAAACAATTTATCCGTAAACAGCTGATAAATAAAAACGGTGCAATATGTTCACTATGTGGCAAGCTAATTGAAACGATGAAGGATTGCACTATTGATCATATCGTCCCAATCAGTAAGGGTGGTTTGACGACGATTGAGAACTGTCAGTTGGCACATAAGAATTGTAATGTAAAAAAAGGTGATAAAATATGACTTCTTTTAATCTTACGATTAGCGGGCAGGTCCCCAGCAAAAAGAACAACAAGCGTATTTTGAAAAACCCACGCACCGGTAATATGTTTATTGCTAGCAGTGAGAAGTTTAATGATTGGCATGAAAAAGCTTTGCGTGAAGTATGTTTTTTTTCTAAAGCAACTAAATACAGAAATAAACCACGCAAGAATCCGTTGAGCATAAGGATGAGCTTTTACAACAAAGACAATCGACGCCACGACCTTGATAATATGGTGAGCAGCGTTCTTGATCTACTTGTTGATGCTGGCTACTTGGAGGATGACCACTGTAAAATTGTCAGTAGTATGTTGGTGGTTTTTCGTGGAGTTGACAAGGGTAATCCTCGGGTTGAAATAGACATAACAGAACTAGCGGAATAGCTAATTTATGTTATAATAATAGAAGATATATTGGAGGGCGGCAGTGATAAATTTGGAAGGCACTGAAAACTATAGTTATGATCAATGGCTAGAGTTTTTTAGAAAAATACCAGCCGCTGAGTTGATGGATTCCATAGAGGAGTTGAAGGCGAGCCTTCCTGGCGATGGATATGCGGCCGCCATGCGCTGGCTCGACATTTTCGACAATCCCAGCAAGATGGATAAGCTGTACAAAGGTAGGCTTGATAAAGAAGCTGAAACCGACATTATGGATCTTGCAATCGGTGATGATGACGAGAAGTTTTATGAGAGCTTGATTCGCCAAAATGTTGAACAGCTTACCTCGTCAAGCATTTCACAGCAGGAAGTGGCGAGGCTGTCGCAGAATATCAATATCTTTAGGAAAGAGCTGCGGGATATTCGGTCCCGTCGTCCAAAATCTGGTTCGGTCCTGGAAAAGGTCCTAGCGAAAGCCGCAACACCCTCTAATGCCACGAAAAAAGCGAAAAAGCCAGCTAAGTCTACACCTAAAAAGGCTAAAACCGCGCCTAAGGCTGTAAGAGCGACGAAAAAGAAAAAGGTGATTAAGGATACCTCTAATGCCACGAAAAAAGCGAAAAAATAACCAAATACCGCGGATTGATTTATATATTCCTGGTAATACTGAAAAAGCCGAGCTTTTGTTTGAATTGCTTGATGAATATGGCATAAAGCTGCTTGAATGGCAGCGTTTGGTGCTGCGTCGATGGTTGGCTGAGGATGAGGATGGTAATTTTGTCAATCTCGATTGCGGATTGAGCGTGCCTCGTCAAAATGGCAAAACTGAGATTATTGTAGCGCGGATTATCTATGGTATTATTTTTCGCAAAGCTAAAGGTCTGTTTACTGCTCAGCAGCAGAATACAGTCGATGTTGTTATTAAACGTGTGCAAGATTTTTTCTACGAAAATGAGCATCAAGAAATATTCAATTTATTAACGCCGAGGTTTCGTAAAAAACCAAGGAACTATAAGTTTATTGAATTTTTGAATGGCGCTGAGTATCATTTTTATACTAGAACACGCATGGGTGGTTTGGGGTCTACTAACGATGATCTGATATGTGATGAGGCTGCAGAGATGCTTGATTCACATCAATCAGCACTGGTGCCAACGACTGCATCAGCTAAGACGGGCAATCCTCAAATTATCTACGCCGGAACGCCACCAATGGCTGAAACTGTCGGTGAGGTGTTTGCCAGAAATAGACGGAACAAGCTAGAAGGCGCTGCTGGTGTTTGGACTGAGTGGGGCGTTGAAAAGATTACTGACGTGCATGACAAGGAAGCTTGGTTAGACACCAATCCTTCATTAAATATATTTTTGCTTGAAAAGGTGATACAAACTGAAGCTGACAGTATGACAATAGATGATTTTAATCGTATGCGGCTTGGCTGGTGGGATGGTATTGATAATAAGCGAGCGATTAAACAGTCAGACTGGGATGACCTTGCTACTGAGAAACCTGACTTTGATGACGGCTTTAAGCCTGTATATTCTGTAAAGTTCCCCCCAAATAGAAGCTCGTGGTCCCTAGTAGTTGCGCAGCCACTAAAAGATGGACGTGTGCATGTTGAGGTGGTGATGAGTCGCCCGATGAGCGAGGGATTTCATCGTTTATCGAAATGGCTGATCGAGCGTTGGAGGCAAGCAGCAGTGATTATACTTGATGGAGCGACTGGAGCGCCGATACTATTTGAGGATCTTACAAAGGCTGGCATTCCTAAAAAACGTATCATCATGCCGACCATGAAAGAGGTAGTAGCAGCACATCAGTTTATGAGAGACGCTATCGATAGAGGTGAATTATCTCACTACGACCAGCCGCTATTGAATCAGACGGTCCGTATAACGAAAGAGCGGTCATTTGGTCGATATGGTGGCTTCGGTTGGGAGAGTATGACTGATAAATTATCGACCGCGCCGCTCGACGCTGCAACGTTTGCTTTTTGGGGGCAAAAGGTATTTCCGAAAAAACAGGTTACTGCTAAGGATAAAAAGATGAGAGCTGATCGTTGGCAGCAAGTGCTTGGCAATATCGGTCGGTCCTAGAGTTTTCCACAGATTTAACGAAAAAAGTCTATAAAATGCATGCAATATGCTTGCATTGTGCATGCATGTTTGCTATAATAAAGACAGTCAAGCGAGGCACATTAACAATTAGAGGATACAACAATGAAACTAATCACAATAAAAGCTTTTATCGGAAGCGACAACCAAACCAAACAACTCAATATCGATACAATCGTATCAATCGTAAACACAAACCACGAAGCCTTTACTCTACAATATCCAGTCATCGGGTATTGGAGGGGTGAAGCTGAACAAACGGCGGTTCTTTATTTATCAGACGAATACCAAAAAGTTATGAGCACACTCAGCGAATTGAAAGAGGTGCTAGACCAAGAGGCAATCGCTTATCAAATAGAGAATGACCTGCAACTAATCTAAACCAAACGCCTCGCTTGGCGCTAGGGTATCCTCATAAAAAGGAGGCTGATATGCCAACAGTAAATCAAATCACTAAAAAGGATGGCAAGATCATCAAAACCAAGGTTGACGTGCCTACGCCAATTTATAATGTGCGAATCAAGCAGGAGGTGTACGAGCGTTTAGTTGTGCTGGCGGCCGAGAGCGGTCGCAGTGTAACTGGTGAGATAAACTACCGGCTTGAGCAATCGCTTAAAAAGTAGTATCATATCTGAGCGATTGTTGTGATTAGCAGTCGTTGTTGTAGAGCGCTCTGTTTGTCAGAGCGCTTTTCCTTTTGCTAAAACAAGACCCACCTTACCAAGCTCTCGAATTTGGCGTAGGGTTGATATCATCTGCTAAATCATCCCCCGGCATCTTTGCCCCCTTGCGCCTGTTGCATATCCTGTGAGTAAGCTGTAGGTTATCTATGTCATAGGGTGAACCACCACGTGAAACTGGTATGATCTCGTCTAACTCTGGAGACATTGGACTGCCTGCTGGTAAAGTCTTGTCGACTTCACGTCCGCAGATACCACAAGTATCTTGCATAGCATAAACTCTTTTGCGCAAATCCTCTCGCAGTTTTGGGAACTGTCGTCGTGGATCTTTAGCTGTTACATACTTGCGCCTCTGTGCCATAAACTTATTATAAAATAGTATGATATTTTTGTAAAAATATTGACATAATATAATTTTTGTGGTGGCGGGGAGGGTGTATATCCCGGTCCCAGAGGCGCCAAGCGCGGTGAGTGGGGCTATTTTCACGCGAGGAAAAAAACGAGTTTTTCTGGCGGGTGCGCGGGTGATTGATTTAAGGGGTAGATGATGGTATAATATGGGTATTATGACGGAGGGACAGCGTGACTATTTGGCTGATCTGGCACTGCGCAAAGGTGTGGTGTTGGAGGACACCGACAACAAGTCGGTTGCCTGGGCGAGTAAGAAAATTGACGAGTTAAAGGCGATGGATGACGCTGAGTTTTCAGAGCCAACGGCAGAGTTTTCAAAAAGAGTCACTACAGCCGTGGATAATATCATCAAGGGGATACGAGCGTGGACTTTTCAGAAATAACGCTGGATACGTCTGGCGGTGTAGACAAGGTTGTTGCGGCGATTTTACGCGAGGGTATTTCGCCAGATGAAAAAGTAGAGTTGGTGGCGGATGTGCTGAAGCGGACTGGCCGCGAACTGCACGGCAAGCTGTATTCGCTATCGAGCGAGGTGTTTGGCTCGGCGGCGATGCTAAGCGGCGGTTATGGTGCGGAGATGGCTGATCAGGCGGAACGGCTGGCATTGAAGATCGTGCGCAACAGCGCGCTGAATCGGCAGACTGCCGCGATGCTGCTGAAAGAGTATTGCGATGTAGTATTGGCGGCGGCGCAGCACGAAGCTTTTACGAATGCAAAGTCTATGCAAAAACACCCGACATTGACACGGCGCGCTAATGTCGGCAAGCCAGACTGCGCGTGGTGTCAGAAAAAAGCTGGAGTATATGTTAATCCGACGAGCGATGATTTCAAGCGGCACCGTAAGTGTGACTGCGTGTTTGAGGTGAGCGGTTATAATTCGCGCAATGGTGTGCTAAAGAATTTTAAGAAAGGATAACTATGATCGGCATAGATATTGAATTTAAGAACAGACCTAATGAGGACGGCACGCTGTCGAGCTTTACGATCAAGGATTGTTTGGTGTCGCAGACGAGTACGCCGACCGCAACCAAGCCTGAGGTGATGGTTCATATCCCGAAGACGAGCAGCGAGACTGTCGATGGAGCGTGGTTTGACTATAAAGGACACTCGTATCACGTCGTTGGTACGACTGTACCGCTGATTAAAGAAAATACGCCGTCTAGGTGGGACAGATATTGCATCGCGCAGCGGATATATTAAGACATCCTGTTGTGGACATGTGTATAAAATGATATAATATAGTAAATAATCAAAGGAGGGTATTATAATGATTATTCGTAACAAAGAGTCTGGCGAAACAATTGAAGTAATGGATGGTAGTATCATTGCTGAATCTGCTTGGGAAGTTGTTGAGAAGAAAGAGAAGAAAGAAAAGAAAGAAAAGAAAGAAAAGAAAGAAACTTCCGAAGATAAAAGCACTGAAGCTGAAGCTAAACCCGAAGCTAAAGATGCTGGTAAAAGCAAGAAAAAGTGATATAATATAATCATTACGACGCCACGCTTGCGGCAAATGCGGATAAATAAAACTATTTATTCGCATTTTTTATGGCAGAACTCAAAGATTTTACTACTAAAGAAAAATTAGCCGAAGCATGGCGAACTCTAGACATCGATGAAGAGAAGCGCGCTGGTGTGCTTATTCACGCGGCCTCTAATCAGTTGCGGCTGATCGCTAAGAACAACAAGGTTGATCTGGATGAAATCATCGAAAAAGACACTAACAAAGTATTTGCTGATTCGGTAGGCTTTGTAGTGTTGTCTGCCGTGAAGCGTGCCATGCTGACGCCTGCGGATGCGCCACCAGCTACTCAATGGTCGCAGTCAGCAAGCCCGTACTCTGAAAGCATGACATTTACTAATCCTGCTAGCGACTTATATTTTAAGAAAAGCGAACTACAGATGCTGGGGTTGAGTAAGATATCTGGTAAATCGCAGATTGGCATATTGAGGGGAGTTAGGTGATGATACTGGATGACTGGAAATGGGTTTATTCACAGCTTAATAAATCGGTTGGTAAATATCCGTTTTATGAGGGTACATTCAGCTACAGCGACTATGAGACGAGTAAAATTGCACGATCAATCGCTAGGCAACATGTCGGCTGGGGTGGGCGTGCTGTTGAGATGCGCGCAAACAAAACGCGGTTTGATAGGTTTGAGAATGACACTATCGGGTTGAATGAGATACTGGACGAATATAAGGTGCGCGAGGCGTTTGATCTTCTTAAAGAAGACATTCTGGTGTGTGGCATTGGCTTTTTGGCTCTGGCAGGTGACAAGGTGATGCCGTTTACGGCACTGGAGGCAACTGGTACGTACGATTGGTATACGCAAAACCTAAAGTCTGGCGTGGCGGTATTTCGCCGCAGTAGCACGCCGAGCGCTATCAATAAACCTGACAGCTATATGCAGTTCTTTAGTGACAAAACTGTTGTGTACGAAGATGAGGTTCTGAATACATACAAGAACCATACTGGACGGCCGCTAATGACTATGCTGACGCACAAGGCGACGACGCGCCAACCGTTTGGTAGGACGGTGCTGGTTCGGTCGTCGCGTGACGCATTGATTGACGCCAGCCGTACGGTTCGGCAGGCTATTGTTGCGGCGTACCACTACAATACTAAGGTGGATATTTTGCTGGGTGTTGATAATGAGACAGACGTTGACGTGATCAAGTCGCAGACAGGCGATATCCTAAAAATTACGTCGAACGAGAACGGTCAGATACCGCAAGTGGCACAGTTTGCGCAGCACGCCATGGCGCCGTTTAACGATTCGCTGCTGATGTCGGCGCGCAATTTTTGTTCTGATACGAAGCTGTCGTTGAATAATTTGGGGCTGTCAAGCAATGCGCCGCAGTCGCCTGAATCATTAGAAATTGTCGGCGATGACCTGCGCGAAGCGATTATTGAGTGGCAGAAAGAGATTGGCAATCAGCTGAAACACTTTGCAATGACGTTGTGGATGCACAAGAATAACGTGACGAAAATAGACGATAATTTACGGCATAAGCTTGACGCTATTTTACCGGTATGGCTGCCGATTTATCGGTCCGACATTAGCAAGTTTGGCGACGGCTTGAATAAGGTGGCACAGGTTGCTCCAGGTATTGTGATGCAGCGTTCAGTGTGGCGTAATGCAGGATTATCGAGTAGTGAAGTCGATCAAGTTATCACGAGTATCGTTGATAATTTACAGAACAATTCAAAAACTGAATAAATACTATGATTATTGCTTGTGTTTTTGTAAAGTATGTATTATAATATGAGTACGTATACTTTTGACGGAGGGAATAAAAGGGTGACATATTACACCAAAAACGACGCAGGCGAGTTTGTAGAAGCCAACACAGACGAGATGTTTAAAGAGCGTCATGAGCGCTGGGTCAAGAACGAATCAGCAAAGATTCGCGAAGACGTAGAAAAATCAGTGCGTGACGAACTTACGAACACTATCACTGAGCAGGCTGAGAAAGACGCTAAGGAAAAATATCAACCTCAGATTGACGATTTGACGTCGAAGAACAAAGATTTAGAGACGACAATTCGACAGAAGACCATTGCCGCTGAGTATGGCTTCAAGCCTGGCACTGAGAAATATCTTGGTACTGGCACCGAGGAAGATATGCGCAAAGAAGCTGACAACTTGAAAGAGCAGTTTGGTGGCGGAGCAACCGCACCGAACCGACAGCAACCAGGTAAAGCTAGCGCGATTCAGACGCGTACAGGTGTAAAGATCACGATCTAATCAAACCTAATTTTATCCAAGGAGGGTAATATTATGGCAGTAACTGATCTGCACTCAATTGATATTGGTGAGCCGCTTGATAAGTTGTTTTCAACTGGCGGGACTTTTCCAGGAGCTGTACTATCCTTAGTCACTGAAACACCAACAATTAATATTGGTGAAAATAAGCCAATGATTATGGAGGGGCGTGCTCGCGCTTCGTTGGTTCACGAAGGTGGCGCAAAGTCGGATAACGGCCGAAAAATCATCACTAAGCCATTCACGACTGCAAAATTGGTCTACTCGCAGCGCGTCAACGAAGAGTTTATGCGCTGGAGTGAAGCAAAACAAGCAGACTTTATCAGTCGCTTGGTCAACAACTGGTTGACAAAATCAATCGGTCTTGACATCGATACGGTCGTGTTGCATGGTATGGATCCAAATACTGGCACGGTAGATACAAACCTTTCTAACTACATGACCAAAGCTGGATCAAGCATTTTGGTGCCAACGACCGGCACTGACGCAGCTTCTCTCGACAAAGACTTTGCCACAGCTGTTAAAGAGCTGGAAGAGCAAAACATTAGCGGTGTGGCTGTTTCTGGTGACGCTGGTCGTCTGTTATCTCAAGTTGTAGAGGGCAACCAGAAGAAGTACCCAGAACTCGGTGTGTTTGGTTTAGCTGGAAATTCTTTGGCTGGTAAAGCTGCTGCAACGTCGCCAGAAGTTTCACGCGACAAGAAAACCAAATTGGTACTTGGCGACTGGAACCAGCTGCTTCTCGGCTTCGCTGGACTAGCTGAATGGCGTGTTCACACCGCTGGTGACTACGATAACTCTGGCAAGGACTTGGCTGGGCACAATCAAGTGGGTATTCGTCTTGAGTTGCCGTTTGGCTTCCAGATTTTGGACACTAAGGCATTTGCTGTTGTAAAGGCGGCGTAACATGGGCAACGACAAGAGCAATATCGCGATCGGTCTGCCTAACCCGAAGGGCGCTCTATATTGGGCGCCTCTGGGTACAACGCTACCAACTGACGCTACCACACCACTCGCGAGCGAATTTGTGAATCTGGGTTATGTTACTGAAGATGGTTTGACTTCAACGACAGCTGAAGAGGGTGACGATGTTAAGGCGTGGGGTCCTGAGACGGTGGCGCGTAACCAAACGAGCTACGGACGTAACTTTACGTTTAATTTGCTAGAGTCATCGCGCGCATCAGTCTTGCAATTCCGCTATGGTAAGGACAATGTCAAGATTGAAACAGATGGTGCAATCACCATTGACGACACTGGCGAGATCTTACCACACGGTGTGTTTGTCTGCGAAACTATCGAGACTAACAGTGGCGGAGTTAGACGTCACCGTCAAATCCTAGGCGATGCACAGTTTACTGATCGATCTGGCGACATGACATTTAACAACTCAGACGCTATCACTGTGCCAGTCTCCTTGACTGCGTATAAGTTTGCGGACGGCGCTGGTAAATTGGTGTATGTAAAGGAGTACTACTCTAAGAAATCCTAGAGACCGGGAAGAGTACACGCAGAAAAACGACTTGCAAAATAGTCGTTTTTTTGTTATAATATACAGTATGTAATTCTTATGGAGGGAAATATGGCGAGCGAGCCAAAAAAGAAAATTGAGCTTTGGGATGGATTCTCAGTAGAGATTAACACGCAGTTGATGGACGACTTCGATTTCATTAGTGATTTGTCAGAGGCTCATCGAACTGGTAATTTATCTGAGCTGGTGAGTATGTATATGGCGGTTATCGGCGGACAGGAGACGTACGATGAAATTAGAGCGCATATTGAAGCAGAGCATGGGTATCTATCACAAAAGGCGTTGCTGGAGATTATGGAGAAAGTGGATGATTGCTTCCCAAAAGCTGGCAATCGAGCGCAGCGGCGTTCGTGGAAGAATTTAGCCTAGTCGAGGCTGACTTCCAGCAATATTATCATCTGAATTTATTAGAAGTTTGCCCGTACGCTGATGGCCGGCGAAGTGGCTTCTTGCGCTATGCCAGGCTATTTGAGAACTTACCAGCAGAAAGCAGGATTTTCCGCGAGCTGGTGCCGGCAGCCAACTGGACATGGCGCGACGAAACATTGAGTCAAATACTGCAAGAGCTGAATATACTCACAACGTTGACCTATAATATGAATAAGCGCAAAACTGCTAAGTCTGCTAAAGCTATGAAGAAATTTGAGCCAGATTATGTCGCTGAAACACGCGAGCGCCTTGAGAAAGAGAAGAAAGCGCAGCAGGCCGAGGAACAGGCTGAACTAAAAGAATTCTGGCAACAGCTGAACCCAAACGCACAATATCAGGACTAGCTGATCAGTCTATCAAGAGCCTTAGCAATTTCAGCGTCGGTGACGTTGATTGTTGACTTTAAAACAATATACTATGTGATATTATGTAGATATGTCAAATGTGGATTTTATACTTGATAAATCTGGCGGTGCGGACATACTTCGCAACAATCCAGGTATAGCGCAAATCCAGATGCAGAATATGAATCGTATTCTGGATATAGTGAGAGCGCAATTTGTAGTGGAGTTTGGCTTTGAGGGAAACTTTGAACTTATGACAGAGCCGACGGCATTTCGTCAACGAGTGATGATTAAGGCTGCCGACAAGCGGACTGCTGGCGCGTTGAAGACTAAGCCGGGTTGGCTGAACTCATTTATTAAAAATCTCAGTGTATAGTCAAAGGGCTAGTCAACTACTGGTTACAGGACGGTATTTCTCGCCGGTATGCTGATGTACTATCGAGACCTGCGCCACTGGTGACATAAACGCTATCCAATTCAGGTACATCGCGGCAGATGGCGGCAAGTATTTTGGTCGCTATCGGTTTGCCGGCGGCTGGTTTCGGAAACTGTGTTGAAACCTTAACCTTGGCGGTATTATCAGAGACTGCTGGCTCTACACCGACGATATCTCCGAGATAACCGCCGTTGCCAGTGGAGGCGAGGGAACTCTTAGTCTCTCCATCAAGCTTATTGATGGCTGCGCTAACTTTGTCTGCTACATTACTTTTAGAAGCTTTAGGCGCTTCGGACTGGCTAGTGTTGTTGGCGTCGCCGGTACTGTTGTTACTGTTTGGCTTATTGAGTGCCGAGATGATAAACACCCCAGCGATAATAACTAGTAAAATGACTATCTGATATTTCATTGGTATTTTTGATAAAACGTTGTCAGATTTATTTTTCATAACTCCTCCTGTAATCATACATTACCACATGGTGGACTGCGTGCATAATTATGATATAATATATTTATTACGACGCCACGCTTGCGGCAAATGCGGATAAATAAAACTATTTATTCGCATTTTTTATGGCAACTTCAATCGGTACAGCATGGATTCAGATAAAACCTTCACTAAAAGGTGTTTCTAAAGATATTGAGAATCAGCTTAGAGGCGCGTCGCTGTCTGGCGGCGGTAAGATTGAAGCTAATCTAAGAGGTGTTTTTAATAAGCTAGGCAGTAATATTAGATCAACGTTCTCGTCGGCGTTTGAAAACGTAACATCGTACGCTAAGAATATTCTTACTGCCGGTATTGGCGGCGCCGTCGGTCTCATGACGGCACAGATAGGCTCTGCTGTTAGCCGTATTGATACGTTAAAGAATGCTCCTAGAGTATTTCAGGCAATGGGGTATTCCGCGGGCGACGTGAGCACAGCCATGGGCAGTCTAGATAAATATCTCAAAGGGCTGCCAACGTCTCTGGACGATGCGGTTCGTAGTGTGCAGACGCTGTCAGCATCGTTTGGTGGAATCAAGAACGGTGAGCGGTATTTTCGAGCGATGAATAATGCTGGGCTGGCTTTTGGTGCTAGCTCTGAGATGATAAGGAACGCGATCTATCAATTGTCGCAGACAAGTCTTGATGGACCGCTCGACGCAGCAACATGGAATTCATTGAGAAACTCTGGTTTCCAGCCGGTTTTTGCTGCCATGGCTGATCAAATGGGAATAACTGTTGGCGAGTTGAAAGAACAGTTTGGCGGCAAGGGCACAAGAACCGTCAAGGAATTCATGGATAAACTGGTGGAGCTAGACGAAAAAGGCGGTAAAAATATGAGCAGCCTGAGCGCTATGGCGCGAGCAAACACTGATGGCATAGCAACTTCATTCACAAATATGCGAACAGCCGTCACTCGCTCCATATCAAAGGTTATAGAGGGTATACCTAATTTAACTCAATCGATTACTGGCGTTGGCGAGGCTGTTGAGGGCGTACTCAGTGGCAAATTAAGCACCGATGACGCTGCTAAAAAGATAGGTGACTTCATACGTAATATTGCTTCTGGAATTGGTACTGTCATAGAGAAATTATTACCAGTTATATTGCCAAGCCTTGTTGCGCTGGTAACCAGCGTAGCCGAAAGGATAGCCAAATATTTATCTGATAATAAAAATTCAAGCCAGTTGATTCGTGGGTTTGTGCAGTTGTTTGTGGCTGTAGCAAAAGCTGGCGCTCAAATAGCGTTGGCGATAATTCCGCTAATACCAGAGATAGTATCAACTATAGCTAATGAATTTACTAAGCCGGAAAATGCGGGAACGTTAGCTGCCGGCATGGGTATATTACTGGGTGCAGCGGCCGCTAAAACGTTAGCTGGTAATGGACTGAAAATGGTCGGACAATCAATTAGTGATTTATTTGGTAAGATGTTAGGAAATTCTAAACAGCTAACCGACGCTGCTGACGGAATTGATAAACTATCGTCTGCAGCTAAGAAAGCACCTAAGGAGTTCACCTTTGGTAAGAGCATGGCTAACTTCTTTAAGGAGATGGGGACTTTGGCTGGCGGTGCTATACAGGGTGCTTGGAAGCCAGTGACGGAGTTTTTCAAAGGTGCTGGTGAGACTGTTGCCGGATTCTTTAAGGCTTTGGCATCACCGGATGTACTGATTGGCGTACTGTCATTTACAGCAGCCGCTGCCGGTGTGGCGGCCGCAATTCTACTGATTGGCGGAGCTCTGGGTATCGTATCGCCAGGGCTGAGAGATTTTCTGAATATGGTTATTATTCCGTTAGCGGCGTTTTTAGCTGGAACTTTTCTGGTGGTTATCGGCGGCATTACTGATGCCATAGTCAGACTGACGCAGGAAGCGGTTATTCCTCTAGTGAATGCGGTCGCAGGCGGCTTAACTGACGTCTTTAATTCGATAGGGGGAGTGATTGAGAAAGCCGGCGATTCTATATCTAAAGTCGTTGACTCAATTTCTAATGGAATTTCTAAAGTCATTGATTCAATCACCAGACTCATTAGCTCGGTGGGCGGGCAAGACTGGTACGGTACTGGCTACGGAATCACACGCAACTTTACTGCTGGCTTGTTAGACGGCATGATTGATTTGCTGCAAGATTCGCTGAATAAAGTGATTAACAACATCATCAATATTCCTGGTATCGGCAACGCCCTAAAGGCGGTTGGTGTAAAGGCTAACCCAGTCAATTTATCTGGCTTTAAGCTGGGTAAGCGTGCGCAGGGCGGGGCGGTGTTCGGTCCTGGCGGTCCAACTAGCGATTCAATTCCAATGCTGCTGTCAAACGGCGAGTATGTCATTAGGGCGTCATCTGCGCGCAAGATTGGCTACGACAAGCTGAATGACATAAACAGGACTGGCAGCGCTGGCAATACGCTGTATCAGACCATCAACATCAACGGCTATAATCGCGATCCAAAAGAGTTGGCAAATGAAATTAGTAGGATAATAGCCTTGCGCAAGGGGAGGGTGATGGGATGATGTCTTCGCGCGGTAAATTTAGCTTGGTGGCAGTAGTAAGGGATGACGGTGAGCGTCTCGATCTCACTGGTTATGAAGTAAGACTAAGTGCTGACAATGATCTACTGCAACGTCCAGATCTCGACACTTCAGACATAGACTACACCGACACAAACGGCGGCGAAATGATTCGCCAGCGACTGTCTACCTACACTCAAACACTCAATGGGTTGATTTTACCTAAAGAAAGCAGCTTCTGGAAACTGTACAGTATGATTAGTAGCTTCTTTGCCGCCAACCATACATTTACCTTGGTTTATGGCAAAAGAGATGGCCAGCTATTTGCTATTAAAGGGGCTTGGCGGAGTAGCAGGTTAGATTTACCCGTGCCGGCAGATGAAGGCAATACGACATTTTCAACCGAATTCAAAGTGGGCAACTCAGTCTTGTTCGAATATTCCGAAGACAGTAGCGGTCGTGAGATATATTCAAACAACATCCAATTGGGCCGCGTGTCAGCCGCAACTGGCGGTGAGATATGGGACAGCAATGGGCAAGTGTATGATGCAGTTGGCGAGGCCTGGGCTGGTGCAAGCGGTGGGCTAAGCAGTGTATTTGTTTCTTCGACAGTTAAGGTTTATCCCGTCTGGGTCTTGCGAGGTCCTGCCGTCAATCCATCAATTCAGAATAATACTACAGACACATCGGCAACTTATCATGGCAGCATATCATCAACTCAGACGCTTGTTGTTGATTTTTCGACCGGTGAGGCGCGGCTGAATGGCGCTATCGTCTCAAGGAATGTCATTGGTCAGCTGTCAATCGCTCCGGGCAATAATTTAGTTGGGTTTGATATCGAAAGTGGTGAAGCCACAACATCAGAGCTGGAGTGGAATAATGTCATTGGCTAATTCAGATAAAAAACACAAGCTATTGCTGTATGTTGGCGATACGCTAATTGGCGATTTTAATGATTTTGCAAAAAATCGAGAGCTGAGTGAGTCGCTAAAGAGCGAGTCAGATTCAGCAACAGCTGATCAGTTTACTTTTAGTATCAGTTGGTCCAAGTTCAAGAGACACGCCAAAATACGGTTAGATGATAACCCAGAGTCTTTGCTGCGCGTTGGCAAAACTCACATGGTATTTTTAGTGGACGGATTACCTCGTTTTTCTGGATTTTTAGCAACTAGACCGGCACGCAGCGGTTATGGGTCTGATCAGCAGCTAGACTTAAAGTTCTTTGAACACTTTGCAAGGTTAAGCGGCGATTTGGTGTGTGACAAGAATAACACACAGTCACCTCACCGTACCTTTTCAAATACACCTGGCCATATATTTGCTCAAAGCTTGATTAGCGAGTTTATCACACGAGCGCAGAATGCTGGCGAGACTGTCAAGTGGAAATTTGGTATTGTTAATGAGCTTAGGCTGAAAACTGTTGAGTATAATGATTTTCAGACGGTTAGCAAGGCGCTATGCGATGCGATGAATAATGAAACAGGGACTGGAAAATTTGACGTGGTTTTTCGTGTCAACCCAGATGACCATAATGAGCAGATCATTGATATCCTCAAACCGCGTGGCCGCCGCAAAAATATCATCATACGATATCCGAGCGACGGAGTCTATAAATTATGGGCGAGTGGTTATGCGGTCGAAGAGTCTGCTGACTATGCTAGTGATGTACTGGTTGCTGGTAATGGGCAGGTTGGTAATCCTGAAGCTGGTGAGGATACGGCTGAGCTCGCCAGCGCTAGCAATCATGCAGCTGTTCAAGACAACTGTTACTGGCGAGTTTATGAAACGCAATCAAACCTCAAATCTCAAGCGGCAGTCGCAGAATATGCTCGAAAATCTTTAGCACAGCGCAGCTTTGATTCGTTAGTTCCACAGATAAAGTTGGTGGGGCGGCCTATCATTTGGGGCGATTCGGCTAACGAAAATAATGGGTTGGCACTCGGCGATGAGTTTCGATTTCAGGAAGAAAATGACGATGGCAGTGACTTCAGCGGCTGGATGCGGATCATTGCGATGGAGACGAGTTGGGATAATCAAGGCGTTGCTACTGTGACGCCACACCTGAAAAGGGTTGAGTAATGTTCAATGATAATGTTACGCGCCGGCTAATGGCAATCGAAAGTGAGCAGAGGGCTCAGAAAGTCGCCGCACCATTAAACTATGGACAGTTGGCGCAGGGGAGTTTGCCTACTGCTGTTTGGAATGGTTTCATCAGCAAATACCTGGCGCCAGGCAAGGCGGCGATAGCTGAATGGGAGATTGTCTTTCAACGTTCTGACGGTGTGAAAAAGCCACCATTGGTACAACTGTCATATGATCATGACCAGGATATTCATCCGTTTCCAGCGGTAGGCGGGCGCGATCCGTATGCTGACGAAGAAGATGGCTGGTGGTTGCAGACGAAAGAAATTGGCGATGATTATATTAAATTTACGATATTGATCGATTCAGCATCATGGTGGTTTAACGACAGTGATGGTGCTAACTGTACCCTAACCGTCCAAGCCATTTCGCCCGTACCGGGCACCCTATCAATAAGGAGGGTACAATGAGCAGTGTTGAAAAATGGTTGAATAACTTAGAGGTAGAATCAAAAGCACTTAAGCAAGGGTTTTATCAATCGGCAACGAAAATACCGCTACATACACGGGTGACTAGAGCAACAACTACTCCAAATGCAGATGCGATGGAGCGTATACTGGTAACACTCACGACAAAAAGCAGAAAGCCAACAATCGCTCAACTTGAAATAAAATCTAACGGTGGCGCAGTGTCTCGCGTTCGTAGGACAAATTATGCGCATGGTGCGCAGTGGGTGGTGTATAGATTCAGTCCAAGCCCTTGGGCGCCAACGGATTATGAGTTTGTGGTCCATTCTATGATGGACGGCACGCTTTCAGCGAGGAATATGGGCGCATGAGCATTGAAACAAGAATTAGAGCGCTTGAATACGAGAACGCTGCTAGAAAGGTGGTGTATCCAGTGGCGGCATCATTGGTTGATTTTATACAGCAGGTTTCGCAAGTGTTTCATGTCCGCGGAGGAGGACTACAGGTACTCACAGCAGTCATTAAATTCACGCCAGATTTTAAGCCAAAGAACGGTCCAATTTTTGTAGATTTATTTCCTCAGGTATCAGTCACCGGTGACTTTTCTGAGCAGTTTCCTAAAATGGCATTTCATCAGTTGACTCAAGCTGATGGCGAAGCGTCTATCATGGTGGGTATTTTTACACCAGCTGCCGAGGCTGATTTCTATATTCGTATTATTGCTACAGGCTCAACTCGTGGTCAATTTACTAAAGTGTAAAACATGTTATAATATAACTACATTACGTCACGCTTACGGTAAACTGCGGTAATCTTTAAATAAAGGAGAATTATGGCATTTACCAATCCAGGAAAAATAGTAAGAATCAGAACGCGTCCAGGCGGACACGGTAGTGTTCATGAAGCTAATATGTGGGCGCAGCAGCATTCCGACGGACTGTTTTCAGGACGTGGAGTTGTTAGAAATACTGTAGCCGACATGAATGTGCTGGTAGGCGGCACAACAGATAATCCAGACGTTGTGCTGGGCAAATTGCCAAGCGGGTTCTTGATCGCGCTTGATATCATTGGTCAGCAGGTCGTTAAGATTACTGCGCCAGCAACAAATAAGCGAATTGCAAGTATTGTCGCTTATTCTGACAACATCGCGCTTAATTCTACGGATACTAATACTACAGGCTCACCGTCATCATGCGGTTTGCTCGTTGTTTATGGTCCTACATCTGCAGATCCTGTGGCGCCAACTGATTCTCAAATCAGACAAGCTGTGACACAAGACGGCGCGACTGGTTCACAAGCTGTCGTTGCAGTCATCGCCAACATTACAATCGAATCTTCTACGACCACAATCACGGACGAGATGATTGCCATCAACCACGGCAAGCTTATGCCGCATAATATTGATTTGACGTCGTTCCCTATGTTCGCTGCCACCACCTCAAAATGGGACGACCTACCAGGAGGAGGTGTCTCAACGGTTAATTACGATAGTATTGAATACGACACTACTGGCATGTTCGACAAGAGTACTCACCAAGCTACAGTTCCTATGGACGGCATCTACACGGTCTCAGCTAAAGTCGCAATATCAGCGGCCGGATATGGACACGCAGCTACTGCTACAGGGATGGTCTATAAGAATGACGCTATGTTGGAAGAGATGGAGCGAATTGTAGGTAGTGGTAACGGGCTTACATTATTAAGGTCTTCTCACACGTTTGATGTTCTTCTTAAAAAAGGTGATATTATTAGTGTCAAAGCGCACTGCTCAGAAAACTACCGCCAATATGGTGGCCCAACCACCCATAGTAGGTTCTCAATGAGACTAATTGCGCCGTATACTAAGCTTCACCAATAGCGATCCAAGAAACGCCGTGCCAAGCGCTACCAAAAGCACCTCGCGAGGACGCAATCAATTTGCATCCTGTAGTTGTAATATTTCCTGGCTCAACGACATTTCCAGACCCTACTGGGTTAGTAAACTCAGCTATATCTGAGGCGGCCGAACCTCTAAATCCATTAAACGATGCTGTGATCGAATGAACTTTTTTGAACTGTTTTGGAAAAGCAATCGGCACTTCCATACGATTTCTGTTGTTGCCAAGAAATTGCGTCCAGCCAAACTGAATCATAAGTCTTCCCACGGTGACGATGTCGCCGTGG